GACAAGGGTACCCTTGTCATTCCCTGCTTTCACAGGGAATGATAAACCATTGATTGCCGGGTTCCCTTGCGGGAAAGGAGCCGCATTCATGGATAAAGCAAGCATCGCTCCCGGTGCTGTCATAGGCCGCTGGACTGTTTTGGACGCTTATGAGAAAACTGCAAAGGGCGAAAAGAAGTGGCTCTGCCGCTGTGAGTGCGGTATGGAACGCTATGTGCTGGAGCGCAGTCTGAAATATGGTGGGTCGCAAAGCTGCGGCTGCCTGACAAGAGAAAGGGCTTATCAGGCTACTGCCTACGATATGTTGGGGAAAACCTTCGGAGACTTGACCGTGGTAGGTAAGAGCAAAAAGCGAACCAAACGGGGCGGCTACTGGACGTGCCTGTGTTCCTGCGGCTATACCTGCGAAGCAACGGCTTCCGATCTGGTCAACGGTTACAAAACCCATTGCGGCTGTAAAACCGTGAAGAATTATGCGACCGCGGATATAACCGGACAGCGTTTCGGACGGCTGGTAGCTCTGTATCAGACGAAGAAACGGGATAAGAAAGGCTCTGTGATCTGGCATTGCCGGTGCGACTGCGGCAATGAGGTGGACGTGTCCTATAATTCCATGATGTATGCCAACCAGATTAGCTGTGGCTGCAAGCAGAAAGAACACATGACTACTCTTGGTCGGTATCTGACTCATGTGAATGGAACCAGCATTGATGCCATCAAGAGCAAAAAAGTCCCCACGGACAATACTACCGGCTATAAGGGCGTGTACCTGATCCATGGAAAATACATAGCAAAGATCGTGTTTCGGAAGAAGCAATATTTCCTTGGCACTTACGACAACATAGAAGATGCCGCAGAAGCCCGTAAAGAGGCTGAGGAGGTGCTGTTCGATGGAGTTGCGGAGCATTACAGACTCTGGAAAGAAAAAGCCGATGCAGACCCTCTGTGGGGCGAACAGAATCCGATTCAGATTATGGTAAACCAAGTGAACGGAAAACTGAGTGTTACGTTCATACCTGATCTTTCGGTCTAAATCACATAAACTCCTTGCTTCCAGAATGGATGGCAGGGAGTTTGTGTGTTTGCACTTCTCTTGCATGAAAAGCGTTTTCTGGGAGCATCTTAATCTCACCGCCAATGTGTGAAACGAATATCGTTGCACTGTACACCATATACTACGATTAAAAGTGGTAATTGTATGTGACTTACTCGTTCTAACGATAAAGCACAGGTTTGATGTACAATTATAGTGTAGCGAGGTGGTGATTGATATGGATTTGATAGCCCGTATAGATGAGCTTCTCGCCCAGCGCGGGTGGTCAAGATACCGTCTTGCGCATGAGGCGAATTTATCCGAATCAACAATTTTCAGTCAGAAGAAACGAGGTTACAATCCACAGTTTTCAACGATAGAAAGTTGTTGCAATGCGTTTGGTATTACCTTGGCTGAATTCTTTGATCCGGATTTGCAGGATAGGGAATTTACTTTGGAGGAACGACGCCTTATATATGACTGGAGAGGACTATCTCTGGAAATGAAGGATGCAGTGCAGCAGGTAATTTCTGCGGCGGCATCTGAGACGAAAACAGAATAGGAATGGCCGTACAGATTCCTCTGTATGGTGAACGTATAGACATGGAATGTTCGACCTTCCAACCGGGTTCGGGCATTCCATGTGCTTTTTTAGAGGGAGGTAAAAGCAGTGAATAAGGAAATAATGAAAATGATAAAGGAAACCGATGATTCGGAACTGCGTAAGCTCCTTCTGTCGTTGGTTGAAGCATTGACTGGAGAGAATGATATTTCCAAGCGCATTGAGATGCTGTTGGACAGTGCGATTGCATTCTATGATTCTGACCGGGCATATATCATTGAAGGCGATCCTGAACTTATCACCGGTGTTAATACCCATGAGCGATGTGCTCCGGGCGTTGAGAATCAGCAGGATACACTGAAAGATATGCCAACGGAGGTATACCTCCATTGGTTGGGAGTTTTCCGCCGATTTGAAGAGATTGCTATTCCGGATATGGAGACAATTAAGGAGTGCCGCCCCAAAGAGTACAGGTATTTCAATGATTCAGATGTTCATTCGATTATTGTTGTGCCTTTCAGCAAACGCATTAGTCAGGGTTTTGTCGGCGTAGATAATCCAAAGAAGCATATGATGGATACGATTCCGCTTCGAGTGCTGTCATATGCGGTAGTTTTGGAGTTGAATGAACTCAAACTGACAAAGGAGAAGAATGCCCTGATGCAGGTTTCACAATATCCGGATATGTTTGTTCGGGTACATCTGCTGGGCAGACTTCAGGTGACAGCTCGCGGCGGTACGATCTATCAGGAACAGTTCACGGTACAGGGGCAGGCATTGCTTACCATTATGCTGTTGAACCCACGCAAAACATTTTCACCCGGAGACTTATCTGATGTCATCAGTCAGGATAAGGATGCTGATAATCTGTCCAGCGTTGTCTCGAATGCCATATATCGGCTTCGGAGTTTGCTGGATATTATCGGGCTGAAAGAACTGATCGTCTTTGATCGCGGCTCCTATTCTCTGAATCAATGCTTTCAGATTGAAACAGATGTAGAGCGGTTCTTAAAATTCTACTTTGCCATGAAGAAAGCTGATGATCCAGACGATAAACTTGAAAAGTGTCATGACGCTCTGAGACTGTATGAAAGCCCATTGCCGGAGACGCTGTGCAGCGGTCTCCGTTGGGTAATCGAGTGCGCGGACATGAACGCAAAATTCCTGGCGGTTGTGCAGGAAGCGGTCAATCTGCATTTGGAACGCAACGATTTCGGCAATGCTCATGAAATTGCGAAACATGCGATGAAGATCGACCCGCAAGAACCGGAATGATGCTGCTTATGGCAAAGGTAATGAAGCAGTCGGAAGAACCGGGACTTCGATTGTACGTCAGAAAGATTATGCCTTATCTGGATGCAGATGAGAAAGAACAGCTCCAACATATTTTACAGATGGAATAATAAGCAAGGCGGCTTGGATGAAAATTCTGAGCCGCCTTTTTTCCGTAGGAAGCATACATGGTTTGCTGCGATTGCACTGAGATTCCTGTGAGATTCGTATGCGATTACAATGAGATTGCTCTGCGATTAGCCTGCGAGTGAAATGTGAGTCGAATTAAATTTGACAGAGATTCGGCTGAGAACGATTAGAGATTGCCCCTTGGTAACATTGGATTGTCAGTTATAAGCTGATAATTCGAGTGCCAAGGGGTTTCTTTTATGTGGTCAGGCTGGGGTTGTTTTCTGAATCAGTGTCAAAGCAGCACTGAAAATCAGAAAACAGCAACCGGTTCTGTTTCCGCGCCTATATTGAAACTTCTGACCCAGAGCGTTTATGCCCTGGGCTTTTTTGCCCCCTTTTTTAGGGTACGGGTACATTGCCGTAGTCCTCCTTCCCCGTGATTTGAAACTTATCAAATTTCAACATCACGGAGGAAAACATGAGGACACCGAAAGATTTCGATTATGACATCTGGAAAGATGATAACGGTTATTACTATGTTCGCGTGAAGCAAACCGGCGAGACAACAAGGGTTTCTGAAGAAGTGGTACGGGAGCTTTGGCGAGAACTGTATCGAATGGAAAAACACCGCAGAGATACCACAATTACAGAAAAAGACGGTTCACAGCACAGTCGGTTATATTCATTGGACGGCAGTCTGGATGCGTCTGAAAGTTTGCGTACCATCCAAAATGAACCTTGGCTGGTCAGCAGAAATGATCCGTTTGCGGATGTGGAGACAGAACTGATTGAAGGGGATTTCCTGAAATTGCTGACAGAGAAACAGCGGACAGTTTATCATCTTCACTTCAAATGCGGAATGACCGCGGCTGAGTGTGCGGTGCAAAACCACACATCTGTCAGAAATGTTGAAAAACTGATTTCTGCGATTCGGAAAAAAGCGAAAGATTTTTTCTAAAGCAGGTTCGGGTTTTGGCTGAAAATACTCCTTTGATAAGTGAAGGGGAAATCAGTAAAAACCCTTACAGCCGCTGATGCGGCAAAACAGAACTGATCCTTGAAAACAGAATATACATTCATCAGGTACGTTCCTGTGCGGGGAGATTTTTCCCAGCTGCATGATGGTGCGCCATGACACATCTGCCTCAAAGGGGGGATCAACAAAAGGCAGGCGGTGAGCGATTTTGAACCATTCTGAAATATCCGATTGCAACGGATATGGCGATGAAACGCACAAGGGATAATGATACTTCCGTAACTCGCGGCTCGGCCATAATGAAGGCGGAGAGGTTCGATTCCTATGAGACAGCATCGCAAGCTGTCGCCTGATGATTTCCCTGCTTCCGGGGGTTGAGGACGAATGGGAAGCAATACATAGACGCTGGAAAAACACTGAAAGGGGTGATGACATATCCGCGATAATTGGGAGTATCGGAGGGGCGATATTTATCTTGCTGATCTCGACCCGGTAGTGGGTTCTGAACTTGGCGGAGTTCGGCCTGTACTGGTTCTTCAGAATAATATTGGGAACCATTATAGTCCTACGCTGATTGTTGCCCCGATGACATCTAACATTGGAAAGAAGCCGGCACAGCCGACACATTATCTTCTGAAAAATGTGCATGGGCTGAACAGACCGTCCATGGTCATATTAGAACAGCTGAAAACGCTGGATAAGAGCCGGATTATCAAATACATGGGAAAAGCAAGCAACCGGAAGCTGGAGGATATTGCTCCGTATATCGGAGTCAGCCTTGATGTTGCGGTTGATAAGAGATAATACGAGATGATGATATAACTGTAACAAGACGAGAATGCGGAGGCCTGCATACCAGGTCATCTCCGACAAACCAATATAACAATCACAGGAGGTTCACTATGAATTATAACGATGTACCCATTTGGGAAAAGTACACACTGACTATTGAGGAAGCCGCAAAGTATTTCCGTATCGGCGAAAAGAAGCTGCGTAAGCTGGCTGAGGAAAATCAGGATGCAAACTGGCTGATTATGAACGGAAACCGCGCCCAGATCAAACGCAAGCAGTTTGAAAAGGTCATTGATACTCTGGACGTAATCTGACTCCTGTCCGGGAAATGTGGTTTGCGAAAAACCACTATCCGATTTTGCATAGTTGCAATGAGCCGGAAACGCTGTATAATATGGTTATATGTCGTATCAAGGCTCATTCCGGAACGGAAAGGAGCTTCACTCATGTCAGAGAAAAGACGCGATAACCGAGGAAGAATTTTAAGAACTGGAGAGAGCCAGAGAAAAGACGGAAGATACGCATATAAGTATACCGACGCATACGGCAAAGCCAAATTTGTCTACGCATGGAAGCTGGTAGCAACGGACAAGACCCCAGCCGGGAAACGGGATGACCAGTCCCTGCGGGAAAAGGAAAAAGAGATTCACAGGGATTTGGATGACGGCATTGACACCATTGGCAAAAAGATGACGGTCTGCCAGCTCTACGCCAAGCAGAACAGCCACAAAAAGAATGTGAAGATCGGCGGTCAGAAAAGCCGGGATTACCTGATGGGGATTCTGCAAAACGACCCTATCGGTGCAAGAAGCATTGATATGGTAAAGCCGTCTGACGCAAAGGAATGGGCGATACGGATGAGCGAAAAGGGATTTGCCTTTCAGACCATCTATAACTTTAAGCGTTCTCTGCGGGCGGCATTCTTTACCGCCATTGAGGACGATTACCTCCGTAAGAATCCATTCAACTTTGCACTGGATGCCGTCATTGAAGATGATCGGGAACCCAAGCAGGCGCTGACGCCCCAGCAGACGGAAAGCCTGCTGGAATTTGCGGTGAACGATCCTACATACGAAAAATATGTGGATGAGATCATCATCCTTCTGGAAACGGGGCTTCGTATTTCGGAATTTTGTGGCCTGACCGCCAAGCTGGATTTTGCTGGTCGGATGATTCTGGTTGACCATCAGCTTTTGCGTGATGCGGAGAATGGCTACTATATCGAAACGCCGAAAACCAAGTCCGGCAGCCGGGAAGTCCCTATGACGGAAAAGGCATATCAGGCATTTCAGCGAATCCTCAAGAACCGTGGCAAGGCTGCTCCGTTCAGTGTTGACGGCTATTCCGATTTCCTGTTTCTCAAGCAGGACGGGATGCCGAAGGTTGCCGCCAATGTGGAGAGTGCCATCAAAGGCCTTGTAAAGAAGTACAACAAGGTGCATGAGGACGCACAGTTGCCGAAGGTAACGCCGCACATTTTCCGCCATACCTTCTGCACCAACATGGCCAACCAGGGCATGAACCCCAAGACCTTGCAATACATCATGGGTCATGCCAATATCACCATGACGCTGAACTATTACGCCCACGCAGACGGTAACTCAGCCAAGGCAGAAATGGACCGCATCGAAAAGCTCCGTGCAGAGGTACAGCAGGTAGAACAGACAGCTTCCGAAAGCAAGGCCGCTTAGTAGTAAGGGCACGATTTACTACCTTCGTACTACTTTTGAACGAAAAAACCTGCCGCGTTGTGCTATGATATGCCAAGTATCTTCCGAATGGCAAATGGCGGAAAAGCCTGTATTTCCAAGCTAAACCGCCATTCGCCAAAATATGAAAAGTAAATTTGAAACTTGATTGATTTTTGGCGTAAAAATGCAGCTGACCGCCCAGGTTGCCGTTGACATAATAGCTGACGGCTTTGCGCATGAAGGGCTCTGTGACGCCGAAGAAATCGGCCAGCTCCCAAAGCTCCGTATAGCCCTGGGCCACGGCGTCGTCCAGCTGGTCAACGGGGATCAGCGTCCGGATGGCCCACTTGTCCGCCCGGTTTTCATGGCGCTGGCGGGAGTCCACCGCGGCATAGATGTTGTAAAAGCTGCCGGTTATGCAGTGGCCCAGCTCGTGGCTCAGGTGCATCCGCTCCTGAATGCCGCCGTCCATGACCCCCGCGTCCATGCCGATGTAGCAGGTGCCGTCGGGCTCCATCAGGGACATGGAGCCGTTTTCCTTCATGGGGTACCGGAGAACGGCAATATCCTGCCTGGAGGCCAGGTCGTACAGTTCCGGTACCTGTACCATGGCTACTCCTTCTGTCCCCGCTCTTTTTTATGCTTTTTCGCTTCCCGCTGGCGGACGAAGGCGGCGAAGCTCAGAACTTCATCGTACATGGCATCGGTGATTTCACCGCTGCCGCCGAAAAGCGCGAATTTGATCTCCTGCTGGGTTACCGAGTGCCGCTCCTCCGGCAGCACTTCATCGGTATCCCCAAGGAGCTCGGAGACGGAAACGCCAAAGTAGCGGCAGAGCTTATCGATGACATTTCCAGAGGGCTTGGTGCTGGGATCCTTTTTCCATTTGGTTACGGTGGATTTGCTGAGACCCGCATCGATGGCAGCTTTTGAGGTGCTGACACCACGCTGTTTGCATAGCTGAACAAAGCGCTCGTAGAACATACTGGGACACCCTTTCCTCAAGGCCTCGGCAGACAATTCAGAAAAATCAACCATCGGACTTGACAAGTTCGAAAAAATGTTCTATAATGCGGATAGTTGAAAATTAAGAACCGCTCCGGACGATGATATAACGATGAAGCTAGCGAGTTGTTGCCCATCAGATCTATATCCGGACATATAATAACACATATGTTTTCGATTTTCAACTACCGGACACATCTTTTTCTTGAAAACAGTATAAAAAAGAATGCGTCCAATAAAACGGACATATTGAGGAGCTGGGAGAAAAAATGAAAAATAGTGTTGGGATATGCCGCAAAGGTACCCAAAGGCGCGGCGGAAAGAACATTCGGCTATGGTAGAGCCATGGATGCTGGAGCGGCAGCGGCAAAACGCCTGGGATCAGTATCTGCGCAGGCGGCCCAAATGCGCTCTCTGCGGAGAACCGATTGTAGAAGACCGGGCGTTAGCGCTCAATGGGCAGTACTATTGCGAGGAATGTGTCTTCTGGCACACGGAGGAGGTGGAAGTGCTTGACGCCGGACTGGAAGAAGATCCGACGGGATTATAGCCGGGGCGCCACCCAGGCGGCGCTGCAAAAGCGCTACGGCGTGGCTTCCTCTACACTGCGCGGCCGCATCCGCCGGGAGGGCTGGACCCGGAACGCGGATGCGGAAGTTTCAAAAGTTGAACAATTGCGGGATCCGACGCCGCAAAACGCCGCGTCGGATCCCAGAATGGAGCGGGTGGACGCTTTGGCGGACGCCATGCTGGGCTGCCTGGAGCGGGCGGTAAAGGAGCTGGACACGGTAACGCAAAGTGTACGGGAGAAGGCAAAGCTGGAGGATGGGGCCGAGGTGGTCACGGACTTTGAGCGGCTGCTTCCCACGGAGAAGGGCATTATCGACCGGGGCGGCCTGAAGCAGCTTACCGGGGTTCTGAAGGACATCAAGGATGTGCTGACCCTGCGGCCTGAGGCAGATATCCGGGAGCAGGAGGCGCGGATCGCCAAGCTCCGGCGGGAGCTGGACCAGGAACAGGATCAGCAGAGCATCCGCGTAACGCTGGAAGGGGAGAGTCTGGAATATGCCGAATAAAGTGCTGGTCATGCCCCGGCCCAATGAAAAACAGCTGCTTGCCCTGCGGGAAAGGCACCGCTATGTGGGCTACGGCGGGGCCCGGGGCGGCGGGAAAAGCTGGTTCGTCCGGTGGAAGGCGATTTTGCTGTGCCTGCACTATCCGGGCATCAAGGTGCTCATTACCAGAAGGACCTACAAAGAACTGTTTAACAATCACATCACACCTTTGCGGCAGCTCCTCGGAGGGATCGCCGAGTACAGGAGCACGGACAAGCTCTTCTGGTTTCCAAACGGCAGTACCATTTCCTTCGGCTACTGCGCGGCGGACGCGGATCTGGGGCAGTACCAGGGCGCGGAATATGACGTGTGGTTCGCGGACGAGGCGGGGCAGTTCCAGGAAGGCTGGCTGACCCAGATCGATGCCTGCGTCCGGGGCGTGAACGGGTTTCCCAAGCGTACCTATTACACCCTGAACCCCGGCGGCCCGGCCCACGGGTACTTCAAGCGGCTGTTCATCGACAGAAATTATACGGACGAGGAATACCCGGAGGACTACGCCTTCATCCAGGCCCTCTGCACGGACAACAGGGCCCTGCTGGAAAAGCAGCCGGAATATCTGCGCGCTTTGGAAAAGCTGCCGCCCAAGCTGCGGGAAGCCTGGCTTTACGGCCGCTGGGATGTATACGAGGGGCAGTTCTTTGAGGAATTCCGGGACGACCCCGGCCATTACGGCGACCGGCACTTTACCCATGTCATCGATCCCTTCGAGATCCCGAAGCACTGGACGATCTACCGCAGCTTTGACTGGGGATATCACCGGCCCTTCTCCTGCGGCTGGTGGGCGGTGGATGGGGATGGGGTAGCCTACCGCATTCTGGAATTCTACGGCTGCGCGGGAGAACCCAACGAGGGCCTGAAATGGCCGCCCCAGCAGGTATTCGCAAAGATCCGGCAGATTGAGCGGGAACATCGGTTTCTGGCGGGAAAAAAGATCATCGGCATTGCGGACCCGGCTATCTGGGACGGCTCTACGGGAGAGTCCATCGCCGATACGGCGGCAAAAAAACAGGTGTTTTTCTCCCCGGGGGACAACAAGCGCATCCCCGGCTGGATGCAGCTGCATTACAGGCTGCGGTTTGACGAGCTGGGCTTCCCAAGACTTTATGTATTCCGCAATTGCAGGCACTTTATCAGAACCCTGCCCCTGCTGCAATATGACAAATCCAGCCCCGAGGACCTGGACACACAGGGCGAGGATCACGCGGCGGACGAGGCGCGGTATTTCTGCATGGCCCGGCCCATTGCGCCCCGGGAAAATCTTTCGGAGAAGCCCAAAAGCGCCGCGGCGCTGTTTCTGGATATTGAAGAGGAAAAAACGGTCCCAAGAAGACCGGGAATGGAGATCTTGGATGGAACAACTGGAGTTGATCGGCCCGGAGCAGGCGCGCGCCGCCCGGGTGAAGCTGAACCGCTGCCGGGAGGGCAAGGCCAATCTGGAACGGCGGGTCATTGAGGACGAGCAGTGGTACCGCATGCGCCACTGGGAGTGTATGCGCCGGGGGGCGGGCAGCACCGTAGAGCCGGTTTCCGGCTGGCTCTTCAACGCCATCGCCAACAAGCACGCCGAGGCTATGGACAATTTTCCCAGACCCAACGTGCTGCCCCGGGAAGAGGGAGACAAGGCCCTGGCAAAGGCGCTGGGCAGCATCCTGCCGGTGATTTTACAGCAGGAGGATTTTGAGGAGGTCTATGACCGGGTCATGGACGACAAGCTGAAAACCGGCACGGGCATCTACGGCGTGTTCTGGGATCCTGACAAGCTGGACGGGCTGGGGGATATTGCCATCCGGCGGGTCGATGTACTGAATCTGTACTGGGACAGCGGCGTTACGGATATCCAGCAGGCGAGAAACGTCTTCTACCTGCGGCTGTGGGACAACGATCTGCTTCTGGAACAGTACCCCCAGCTGGAGGGAAAGCTGGGGCTTCAGGAGGCGGGAAACCGCTATGTGTTCGAGGACCGGGTGGACACCTCGGAGAAGACCGCCGTCATCGACTGGTACTACAAAAAGCGGCAAGGTGCCAAGACGGTGCTGCACTACTGTAAATTCGTGGGGGATACGGTGCTGTTCGCCACGGAGAACGAGGAACGCTATCGGGAACGGGGCTGGTATGACCACGGGCTGTACCCCTTTGTTTTTGATCCCCTGTTCCGCACGGCGGGCAGCCCCTGCGGGTTCGGCTATATCGATGTGGGCAAGTCCGCCCAGGAATATGTGGACCGGGGCAATCAGGCCATTTTGCAGAATATGCTGGCCAACGCCCGGCCCAGGCACTTCATCCGGGCGGACGGCGCGGTGAACGAGGAGGAATACGCGGACCTGAGCCGGGACTTTGTCCATGTGGACGGGGCTTTGGGAGACGACAGCATCAAGCCCATCGCGGGCAAGCCTCTGAGCGACATTTACGTTTCCGTCATCGGCGGCAAGATCGATGAATTGAAGGAGGTTACGGGCAACCGGGACGTGTCCACCGGCGGCACGGTCTCCGGCGTGGTGGCGGCCAGCGCCATTGCCGCCATGCAGGAGGCGGGCACCAAGCTGAGCCGGGACAGCAATCACGCTTCCTACCGGGCATTCCGGAAGGTATGCCTGATGGCGGTGGAGCTGATCCGGCAGTTTTACGAGCTGCCCCGGTGCTTCCGCATTCTGGGGGAGCAGGGCAGTCAGGAGTTCATCAGCTTCACCAACGCGGGCATGGGTCCCAGAAAACAGGGGGTGGAGCTGGGGGTGGACATGGGCAGCCGGATCCCGCTTTTCGACATTGAGATCGGCGCGGAGAAGCAGAGCCCCTATTCCCGGCTGAGCCAGAACGAAATGGCCATGCAGTTTTTCAGCGCGGGACTGTTTGATCCCGCCCGGTGGGAGCAGGCCCTGGGGGCCCTGGAGATCATGGATTTTGACGGCAAGGGCAGCGTGGAACGCGCCATTCGGGAGAACGGACAGCGGTACGCGGCACAGGAAAGGAGACAAGTATGATCCATACGGAATTTTTTCAGAAGGACGGCGCGGTTTGCATGGAGATGCAGGGCCACGCTATGACGGCACCCAAGGGGGAGGATCTGATCTGCGCGGCGGCAACCATGGTGGCCTACACCCTGGCCCAGGCGGTGCAGTTCCTGTATGAGCAGGACCGGCTGCTGGAAAAGCCGGAGGTAAAGATCGTGGACGGCTACGCGAGGATCCGGGTCTATCCCAGAAAATGCGCCATGGCGGAGACATTGATGACCTTCTGGGTGGCCCAGGCCGGGGCCTATGTTCTGGAGCGCAACTATCCCAAGGCGGTCAGCCTGATGCCCATGGAGGTATCCGCGTGACCCATGATAATCTTCAAAACTCCCTGAACTGGCAGCTTTTCGCGGAAGATGCCGCTTCGGAGTCGGGCGTAACGGAGGCCAACGCCCAGCCTCAGGCCGAAGCACCTCAGGAGGGTCCGGAGGACTTCGAGAAACTGATCAAAGGGCCCTATAAGCAGGCCTACGATGCCAGAGTGAAAAGCATCCTTCAGCAGCGGCTGAAAAACAGCCGGGAAACCGTGGAAAAATACGCCGCGGCCCAACCGGTTCTGGAACTGATGCGGCAAAGGCTGGGCATTGAAGGCGAGGACTACGGCGCTATGGAGCGGGCCATCCGGGAGTGCCTGCCGGAAAACGACCCTGCCGGGCAGCAGCGGCAGCAGGCGGAAATTCAGGCAGGGGCGGCCCGGATGGTGGAGCAGTGGCAGCGGCAGGAGGGGGATATCCGGGAAATCTATCCGGAATTCGACCTGGAGCGGGAAATGGCAAACGCCGGTTTCCGGCAGCTGCTTCGGGCCCGGGTGGACATGCGGACGGCCTATGAGATCCTCCACAAGGACGAGATCATCCCCGCCGCCATGGCCTACGCGGCCCAGACCGTGGAACGGAAACTGGCGGAAAAGCTCCGCTGGGAGGGCATTCGCCCCGCCGAGAACGGGGTCAGCCAGTCCGGCGCCGTCAGCATGGGATCCCGGGTGTCCCAGATGTCCCGGAAGGAGATCGCCGACCTCTGCCGCAGGGTGGAGCGGGGCGAGAAGGTAAGCCTGGGGTGAATTGACAGTTGACAGTTGACAATTGACAATTGACAATTGGGTGCTGAGTTTGGGCGATCTGCGTTAATTCTTACATTTGCATCGTCGGACGGGGCATTCCGGGCGCTGACTGGAAATAAGTAGAGAAGGAGAAAATATGGAGATTCGAGATTTACAGATTTTTGCGGGTGATCCCAATGTAAACGTGACCACGGATGGTGGGCTGTCCGCGGAGAACAAGACTTTTTATGACCGGGCGCTGGTGGAGGAAGCGGGGCCTAATCTGATCCATGGGCAGTTCGGCCAGAAGCGGCCCATTCCCAAAAACGGCGGCAAGCGTATCCAGTTCCGGCGCTATGCTTCCCTTCCCAAGGCACTGAAGCCCCTGACCGAGGGCGTGACCCCTGAGGGCCGGAAGCTCAGCGCCACGGCGGTGGAGGCGGAGGTGAACCAGTACGGCGACTTTGTGTGCCTGTCCGATGTGCTGGACCTGACCGCCATTGACAACAACGTTCTGGAAGCCACCAAAGCCGTGGGCCGTCAGGCGGGCCTGACTCTGGACACCATTACGAGAAACGTTTTGCAGTCCGGCACCAATGTGTTTTACTGCCCCAAAATCGGCGCCAATGGCGCCCAGACCCCCGTAACGGACCGGTCCGGTCTGGACAAGACCTGTGTGCTGACCGTGGACGTGGTGAAAAAGGTGGCGGCCATGCTGAAGGCGGCCAACGCTCCCAAAATTGACGGCGACTATGTGTGCATTCTGCATCCCTATGTGGCCTACGACATCATGTCCGACCCCCGGTGGGAGGAGATGCACAAGTACGCCACCCCGGAGAATATGTATGAGGGCGAGATCGGCCGCATCGCCGGCGTCCGCTTCGTGGAAACCTCCGAGGCGGCGGTGTACAAGGGCACGGAGAACGACTGCCCCGCAAATCTGGCGGTTTTCGGCTGCCTGTTCCTGGCCCAGGGCGCTTACGGCGTTACCGAGGTCACCGGCGGGGGCTTGCAGACCATTATCAAGCAGCTGGGTTCCGCCGGTACTGCCGATCCCCTGGATCAGCGCAGCACCGTGGGCTGGAAGGCATTGCAGACGGCGGAGATCCTGATGGAGCCCTACATGGTCCGGGTGGAGTGCTGCTCCGCCTTCAGCCCAACGGCGGAAGCCAATTGACAGTTGACAATTGACAATTGACAATTGTCGGTTGTCGGAGACTGGCGGAAGAAGGAAAACATGATGAAAATTGGCAATGGGCGAAACAATTGGAGAAAACCAAATTATCGGGAAATAATTGTCAATTGTCCATTGTCAATTTTCAATTGAATCGAGGGGAGCGTTTATGGAAGAGAAGACAACTGTGACGATCCGCCTGCCCCTGACCAGGGAGCTGCGGGAGGATGTGTTTGTGGGAATCAACGGGAAGAGCTGGCTCATCAAGCGGGGCGAGACCGTGGAGGTGCCCTGGAATGTGGCGAAGGTGCTCTCCCGGCGGGAGAAGTGTCTGGCGGAGGCTATGGAGTTTGAGGCTCTGGCGGCGCAGCCTCTGGAAAGCCTGGAGGCGCGGTAATGACGGTGCGGGAAGTCATTGAGGCCACGGACCGGCGCAAGCCAAACCTCTACAGCCGGGAGGAAAAGCTCCGCTGGCTGGAGGAGGCGGAGGGCATGGCCTGGGGCGCGCTGGAGGCATTTCACGCCGTATCCGGCAACTTTGGGGGCATCTCCATGGAGGATTGGCCTGATAAGACGCTGATTTTGCCGAGAGCCTTTACGGGGCTGTATTACCTCTGGCTGGAGGGGTCCATCTGCTACGCGGATCAGGATTTTACCCTGTACAACAACGCCATGAGCCGGTTCAACACCCTGTGGCGGGAGTTCTTCGCCTGGTGCTGCCGGACCATCCCCCAGCCGGGGAAGAGTCTGCGGTATCTGTAAAAGGAGGCGTGTACATGGAAATGCCCATGCTGAAGCGGCTCTGGACCAGCAGGCAGACGGTGGACGCCTTCAGCGGCCTGAACCGCGGCCCCAGAATCCGGGAGGGGGAATTCGCGGAGATGGAGAACCTCAGCTCTGATTTTTATCCCGTTCTGGCACCAAGTCCCCCCAAACAGCTTCTGAATCCAGAAAATGTTTCGGCCATTGGGGCGGGGGACACCCTGTACTATACCCAGGGCCGGGAACTGGTGCTGGGACAGCGCCGGATTGATCTGGGACTTGACCCGGAAGGGCCCAAGCAGCTTGTAAACATGGGGGCGTATGTCATTGTCTTTCCGGATAAGAAATATGCCAGCACCGTGGACGAAAGGGATTACGGCAGTCTGGAAGCCCGCTTTCGGGGGGAAAGGGCGGTGCTGACACCCTGCGATCTGGAAGGAGCGGATCGAATTCCCGGGTATGTGCAGGTTACGGAGCCTGCCGGGCCGGAAAACGGCAGCCTGTGGCTGGATACCTCCGCCAGCCCCGCTGTACTGAAGGAGTGGTCCGCCGCCTCCAATCTCTGGACGGCGGTGGAGACGGCCTATGTGCGGATCAGCGCCCCGGGGATCGGAAGGGATTTCCGACAGTATGACGGCGTCACGCTGACCGGGGCGGGAAGTCTGGACGGGGCCAACGTGGTCTGGCTGGCAGAGGCGGATTTCGTGGTGGTTTCCGGCATTCTGGAGGAGGCGCGGACCCTTTCCGGACTGGAAATTGCCCGGGAGGTTCCGGAGCTGGATCATGTCGTCGAATGCGGGAACCGCCTCTGGGGCTGCCGCGCGGGGCTGAATGGCCGGGGGACGGCAGTCAACGAGATATACGCCTCCAAGCTGGGGGATTTCCGGAACTGGAACTGCTTTATGGGCCTGACTACGGACAGCTATGCCGTCACCGTAGGTTCTCAGGGACCCTTTACCGGGGCGGCGGTCTATCTGGGCAATCCCCTGTTTTTCAAGGAGGACTGCCTGTATAAAATCTACGGCAGCTATCCCGCCGCCTTTCATGTCCAGTCCACGGTCTGCCGGGGCGTGGGCAGGGGCTGCGGACGGAGTCTGGCCATTGTGGGGGAGACGCTGTTTTACAAGTCCGCCATGGGGGTCTGCGTCTACGATGGCTCTCTGCCCGCGGATATCGGCAAAAATCTGGGCACAGATCCCTTGGAAGCGGGCGTCGGCGCGGGCTGGGGCGGGAAGTATTTCCTGAGCCTGCGGGAGAGCGGCGGGAAAGACGCCCTGTATGTCTATGACAAGGCGCTGGGCCAGTGGCATCGGGAAACCGGCTTTGACGCGCGGCAGATGGTCTGCGTGGGCGGCAGGCTCTATGGGCTGGACGGCAGCGGCAGACTCCGGCTGCTGCGGGGCGGCGAAAAGGGAGACGCCGTCTCCTGGATGGCCCGCACCGGCCGTATTTCCGGCTGGGACGGGAAGCGGATGGTCCTGAAAAGTCTGGAATTGCAGCTGCTTCTGTCCCGGAATGCCCGGATGGAGATCTCCATCCGCTACGACGACCGGGGGCCATGGGAAAAGGTGGGGACGCTGACCGGCTCGGACCGGCGGTTCCTGCTGCCCATCCGGCCCAAGCCCTGCAGCCATCTGGAGCTGCTGCTGGAGGGAAAGGGCGATATGCGGCTGCTGTCCCTGACCCGGGTGCTGCGGCAGGGAGGGAGCATATGAGGACGTTGGATCTTCGGCTGCCCAATCTGACGGAGGGGGACACGGATGCGCAGCTGCGGCAGCTGCGAAGTTTCCTGTTTCAGCTGACAGAGCAGCTGCAGCTGGCGTTTGCGGGGGAGGAGCAGACGAGGGACTTGCCCGACCGGCAGGCTCTGCTGCGGGAAGCGCTGGCTCTGACGGGAAAGCAGTTTGCCGCCCGGTGCACGGAATTTCTGGAGGCGCCCTGGCAGCGGCAGAATGGGGCGCTGGAACAGCTGCGGCAGGCTGTGGCGGCGCTGGAGGACGGTTCCGCCAAAACACCGGAAGCACCAACCGCCGCGGTGGGGCTGGCAGACATGCCGGGTGTTCAGATCCAGAGGGGGGAAACGGTCCGCTTTACGCCCTTGCTTCCCTTTACCTCAACGGCGGATGGACACTGGCTTTTGGAATAGCGCGGAAAGGAGAAAAATGGAGGAAGAAAAGAAAAAATACACCGCCTCGGCCCGGGTGGAGCAGGCGCGGCAGGAGGCCCAGGCCAGCGACGGAAAAAGGCCCGGGGAATACACCTCCCAATGGCAGCGGCAACTGGACGCGGCCATGGAGAAAATCCTGAACCGGGAGAAATTTTCCTATGATCTGAACGGAGATGCCCTGTACCGGCAGTACAAGGACCAGGCCATCCGGAACGGACGGCTGGCCATGCAGGACACCATGGGGCAGACCGCCGCCATGACCGGGGGCTACGGCAGCTCCTACGGCCAGACCGCCGCCCAGCAGGCATACCGGCGGCAGATGTCGGACCTGGGGGAGAAAGCGTCCGCCCTGTACGACAAGGCCCGGGCGGAATACGACCGGCAGGGGAATGCGGACAAGGAGCATTACGATTTGCTTCTGCAGCGGGAAAACAGCAGCCAGAACCAGTACAAGCAGAATCTTGCCGCCTGGCAGGCGGAGAACCAGCGGCTCTGGGGCAGGTACGATCAGGAGCAGAAGACGGATTATGGGGCCTACCGGGACGAGATCGGAGACAGCCAGTGGCTGCGGGAATTTGAGGAAGCCCAGCGGCAGTTTGAGGAAAAACTGCGCCGCCGGTATGGGCGCTGAGGTGGGGCATGATTCTATCCACCCTCAAGAATCCCCTGACCATTCAGGGGGACACGCTGGGCAGTCCGGTCCGGATCGGGCTGCCGGAAACGGGCAGGGCTTTGGGCCTGCGTTTCCGCTGCGGGGGCAGGGAGGAGATTCTCTGCGGCCCCAGCCGGGAGAGAATTATCTGCTGGGTGCCGCCCCTTGCCCTGGCGGAGGAATATCCGGACAGAACGCAAATCCCGGTGAAGTTGGTTCTGGAGGCCTATCGGGGAGAGAATCTGGCGGAGACCCGGGAAACGGGGCTGCTGCTGGGGCTTCCGGCACAGGTCCGGCCAACGGTTTCTCTGACGGTTACGGAGGGGGACGGCGGCTTTGTCCGGGGCGGCAGCGCTCTGGCGGAAGTCACGGCGGCGGGCAGTCTGGGGGCGGGGATCGTCTGCTGCGCCGTGACCTGCGGACCGCTGTCCGGCCGGGGCCAACGGCTTCTCTTTGACCTGCCCCAGGCGGGAGATATTCCGGTGACGGCCCGGGTCACGGACAGCCGGGGGCGGCAGGCGGAGGCATCTGTTATGATCCATGCGGCGGAGAGGGAGACCGCCAATGCCGCGCCCCTTCTGGATATTTGCCCGGGAGAGCGCGCCATAGGCATCGGCTGCCGGACGGGGCAGGGGAATGCCCTTTCCATGGGGCTGGAGGTCCGGATGAACGGCAGCCGCCTGTCCGGACTTCCGGAACCCGCCCATGCGGCCGACGCGCTGAGCCTGGGCGGGGCGGAAAAGCGGTTTCTGGGGTTTACGAGGCTATGGGAAAATCCCGCACCGGATCAGGCGTTTCCCGCCCAGGTGCTGCCCGTCTCCGGGGCGCTGCTGCTGATCGAGGCGGCGGAGACCGCCGGGGGCGCCGGCCGGGTCTGGGAAATTGTGGGCAGCGGCGGCAGCATCCGGGTCCTTTCCGGCGGCAGTCTGAGCTCCCGCGGCGTAACGCAGACGGAGGCGGGGCTTCGCGTTGGGGATGCCTCCGGGGGCAACGACCGGGCGGTACCCCTGTCCATTTACGCGCTGAAAGGAGATGGGGTGACATGAACGCGACGGTGGCGGCCTCCCTCATTACGGGCCTGCTGTCTCTGGCGGGGGTCATGCTCAGCAACCTCCTGTCGGAACGGCGGCGGGAAAACGCCCTGCGCACAGCTCAGGCAGTTACGGACGAGCAGCTGCGGGAGCTGACAAGAGAGGTACGGGAACACAACAATTTTGCCCGGCGAATGCCGGTAGTGGAGGAGCAGATCAAGAGCATCCACCATCGGCTGGAAAGCCTGGAAAAGAAGGGAGCAAATACATGATCAACTGGAAGGTACGTCTGAAAAATCTGAATTTCTGGCTGGCCGCCGTGCCCGCCGTACTGCTGGTGCTGCAGAGCGCCGCGGCCCTTGCCGGCGTTACGCTGCCGGTGCAGGGGGTGCAGGATAAGGGAACCTCTGAATAAATAAGCTTCATTCTGTTCCAAATGGTAAAAATGACCGATTTTTGGTTTAGTTAAGGAAATTTAAGTGAAAAACAGCCAATATACCTCAGGTTTTTCGCTTCTTTCC